CAGAGACGATGAAAACGATAAAGCATACGGTGCAGAGAAATACGAAGTCTTAGAATATTGGGGAATAATGGATGCTGAGTATTTAAGAGAAGCAACCATAGATGTTCCTGACAGTATAGATGATTTGGATGAAGTTCAGATTAATGCTTGGATATGTAACGGTAAACTTCTAAGAGCAGTTGTAAACCCATTTACTCCGCACAGATTACCATATCATTCGTTTCCGTATGAAAGAAACCCTTATAGTTTCTTTGGAATCGGTGTTGCTGAGAACATGGATGATGCTCAACAGATCATGAATGGACATGCACGAATGGCTATAGATAATCTTGCACTTGCTGGATCTTTAGTGTTTGATGTAGATGAATCAGCACTCGTTGGTGGACAATCAATGGAAATATATCCGGGTAAGATATTCCGCAGACAAGCAGGAATGCCCGGACAAGCAGTACACGGAATGAAATTTCCTAATACTTCACAAGAAAACATGATGATGTTTGACAAGTTCAGACAACTTGCAGACGAACAAACAGGAATACCTTCGTACTCACACGGACAAACAGGAGTACAAAGCATGACTAGAACTGCTTCTGGTATGTCGATGCTCCTAGGTGCAGCAAGTTTAAACATAAAAACTGTCGTAAAGAATTTAGATGATTTTCTACTCAAACCTTTAGGTGAAGCATACTTCCAGTGGAACATGCAGTTCATGGAAGGTAAATTAGGAATCGAAGGAGATTTAGAAGTCAATGCTATGGGAACCAATAGTTTGATGCAGAAAGAAGTAAGAAGCCAAAGACTGACTACTTTCTTACAGACTGCACAGAATCCAACTATTGCTCCGTTTGTTAAGATGTCTAAATTGGTAAGTGAACTAGCCTATAGTTTGGATCTTGATCCTGATGAAATACTCAATGATCCAGAGGAAGCAGCTATTATGGCACAAATTATAGGAATGCAAAATAATGTTGGACAAGGAACTGGCGCAGAAGCTGCTGCCACTGGTGAACAACCGAATCCTATGGGAAGCCCTGAAGGAACACCTCAACAACCGCAAGAACTTGGAGATACAGGCACTGGTGGTGGCAACATCGGAATCGGAAATGTACCGCAAGCAGGGGAAGATAGCTTCTCTGGTAATGTTGGAACAGCTTAAAGATCAAGTAACAGAGGCACTAAACAGAGGAGAAGAGAATGCCTGAACTAGACGGAAAAGAATACGAATATACTGAAGAAGGTATAGAGCAGTACGAAGAAGATAAAGTAGAAGGTCAAATGGATGATCTTATGATGGTTCCTGACGAACAAATGGAAGATGATTACACAGATTTTATAATTGGTGAGTCTTTGACTCCCGAAGACGAAGAATATTTGCTGACTACACTTGAACAAGATGATCGACTAAGTATGATCTTCGACCAAGTAGTAGATACAGCATCCGAATTTTCAGGTTCTGGTCCTGTTGAAGGACCCGGATCTGGAGTATCCGATTCGATACCCGCAAGGTTATCGGATGGAGAATTTGTCATGACAGCAAAAGCAACTGAGAAACTTGGTTCTGATAACCTACAAGGTATGATGAAGCAAGCTGAAATAGATGCTGATATAGATGATGTCAAACGACAAATAAAAGCTGCTGGTGGAGAAGTAGAAGCAGAGAAAGAAGAAGAAGCAATCGTAGATACTTCTGTATCTGGAAATAAAAGTGTGGTTATGCCCTCTTCTATTACAGATAGAAAGATAAAAGAATCTATGCTTTCTTTAAATCCTCGCAACTCTTTATTCACTAGTTGATAACCGTAGAGCCACCTATCCTAGTCAGATAGCCCTCTACATTTTAAAAAAGTAAAATACCTTTTGATGCCACCTTACTTAGGCAAGCACTTATAAAGAAGACGTTCTTGGAATAAGCCACCTTCGGTACAGTAAGCACAAAGGAAGGAGAGTAAAAAATGACTGATAATGAAAATGTAGCTTCTAATGAAGAAGCACAAAACGAACCAGTACCTAATCCGTACAACATGAAAAAATCATGGCATACGGATGATGTTATGCCTAAGACTAGCCAGACTGCTGAAAGTTTGTTTGTTGATCCAAATCGTCAAGTAATTAAAGAAGACGAAGAAGGTGAACAACCAGAACCAGAACAGAAGGCAACACCTTATAAACAGCCTAACTATAAAAAAAGGTACGATGACTTGAAAAAGCATTACGATAGTAAGCTTAACGAGTTTAGAAGCAGAGAGCAAGAACTTATAAATGAAGCAACCGCTTCAAGACCTGAGTACCAAGCTCCTAAAACTGTCGAAGAACTTGAACAATTTAAAGCACAGTATCCTGATGTTTATGATGTGGTTGAAACTGTTTCACACTTACAGAGTGAAGCCAAAGTCTCTGAATTAAATTCTAAGATTGCGTCTTTACAAGAAAGAGAAACAGCAGCCTTGAGAAAAGAAGCGGAATCGGAGTTACTTAGTAATCATCCTGATTTTGCAGACATTCGAGAAAGTGATGATTTTCATCAGTGGGCTGAATCTCAACCAGAAGATATTCAAGCATGGGTTTATAACAATCCTAATAATGTTCGTTTAGCAAGTCGAGCAATTGACTTATTTAAACAAGACATAGGATTGGCTTCTAATAAGAAGAAACAGACTTCTCAGAAGTCTAGAAGTTCAAGCTCAAGGGCTGCGGATATGGTATCTACAAAGACTACAACGATAGATGCTACAGCAGAACCTAAAATTTGGACTCAAGAGGAGATCGCAGCACTGCCTATGGATGAGTTTGATCGTCTCGAATCCGAGATAGATAAAGCTCTTGAAGAAGGTAGAGTTCGTGATTAAAAAAGTAACTATTAACATTTAAAGGTGACTTAAAATGGCTTATAATCAATCCGATGCTTTATTCGAGCAATCGACTGATACTAATGGTAACTTTGGTAACTCCGTAACTGGACAAACTAATGCATTCTTTATGCCGAAGGTTTATTCCAAGAAGGTACTTAACTTTTTTAGAAAAGCCTCTGTAGCTGAAGCAATCACTAATACTGATTACTCTGGTGATATTTCTGCATTTGGTGATACTGTCCGAATCGTCAAAGAACCTACGATTACTGTTTATCAGTATGAGAGAGGAGCTGACGTTACGCAGTCCAAACTTACTGACATTGAAGAAACCCTAACTGTTGATGTAGCAAACGCTTTCAAATTCAAAGTAGACGACATTGAGAAATCTATGTCTCACGTAAACTGGAAAGAGGTCGCATCCTCTTCTGCAGCTTACGCTCTAAAAGATGCTTTTGATGAAGGTGTTATAGCTGAAATGTTCTCAGGTGCTTCTACATCTTCACCTGACCATGTTATCGGTTCTGACAGTTCTACTGCTGATTCTACTATGACTCACGCAACGAACTCAGTCGATATGCTTGGTTCAGATGGAACTGGTGTAGATCCTTTAGATCTTATGGCTAGAATGGCAAGACTACTAGATGACCAAAATATTCCTGAAGAAGGAAGATGGTTTGTGGCTCCTCCTTCGTTTTACGAAGAGTTGTCAGGATCTAGTTCAAAGCTCATGTCAGTTGACTACAACGCAGGTCAAGGTTCTCTTAGAAATGGTTTAGTATCTAGTGGAAAGCTACGTGGATTTGATATGTACAAATCTAATAATATTGCTAGTACGTCTAACGCTACTGGTAAAGTTATTGCTGGACATATTAGTTCTACAGCTACTGCACAAGCTATCACACAAACTGAAGTGATCCGTGATCCAGACAGTTTTGGTGACATCGTTAGAGGTCTTCACGTCTATGGCGCTGATGTACTTCGTAGCGAAGCTCTTGTAGCTGCTTTCTACTTAATCGACTAATCGTTTAAGTAAAGAAAACAAAAACGGTGTGTGGGAAGGGAATTTTATGTTCTCCTTCCCCATACTAAAAAGAGGAAAGCATGGCAGAGATAGGAAACGAACAAAGACCTGTAATTTTCAAAAATAAGAAAAAAGGAAACAGGAAGCTAATAAGTGCAAGCAGCAGGATGACTGCTCAAGAAAGAAAAACATACAATAAGAATTGGGATAACATCTTCGGAAAACCCCAAAAGAATTTTAACAGACAGAAAGGCTAATGGCAACAACATACTTACAATTAACCAATGAGTTATTAAGAGAAACCAACGAAGTAGTGTTGACTTCTGCAAATTTTGGAAGTGCTATCGGTGTTCAAGCACACATAAAAGATTGTGTAAACAGAGCTTATAATGATATAGTCAGTGCAGAACCTAGATGGTCCTTTCTTGCTACAGGTGAAAGCGGATCAACAGATCCTTTTTATGGCAACGTATATGTTGAAACAGTAGCAGGAACACGTTGGTACGAATTAAAAGCAGCGTCCAGTTCTATTACAACAGACTACGGAGCAGTAGACTGGAACGATTTTTATTTAACAACAATAGGAGTAAGTGGAGCATCAACACCTTACACCAGTAGAAACTTATCTTTTGTAACGACTGAAGAATGGAAAGATCATTTAAGAGTTTCTGAAAATATAGATGATGCAGATACTCAGACATACGGAGAACCTAGATCGATTGTCCGTAGTCCTGACGGAAGGAATTTTGGAGTAAGTCCGATACCAGATAAAGTATACAGAGTATGGTTTTTTGCTTGGGATTTACCTACAGCACTAAGCGCACACGGAGATGAAATAGTATTTCCAGATATGTATAGTTCTGTATTGCTGGCAAGATCTAGGTACTATATGCACCAATTTAAAGATAATCCGCAGAGTGCTGCTTTTGCACTAGATGATTATAAAAAAGGATTGAGACAAATGAGATCTAATCTTATGAATCCTGCTCCTAAGTTTATGTCAACGGATCAAATATAAAATGGCACAGTCACAACCTTTTGCACTGGCTTGTCAAGGTGGCTTGAATAAAGTATCAAGTCAGTTTGAATTATTGAGAAGTCCGGGAGAAGCTACAAAATTAAAGAATTTTGAAGTCTCTACACAAGGCGGTTATAGACGCATAAACGGATATAGTCAGTTTGGAGACGGCACCAGACCAAATAGTTCAAACGCTATTAAAGGATTACAAGTATATGCAGACGGTTTAATTGCTTGTTCAGGAACGAACATATACTTTAGTCAAGACGGAGACAGTTGGTTACAAATAAATAAAGACAGTGTTGCAGGAGGAGGAGATAACTATAGTACATTCGGAGGCAGAAGTACATTAGCGAGGACTTCACAAGGTCAAGCATCTTTTACAATTTATGAAGGTGATTCAGATTACGGAGAGTTAATAGTAACTGACAGAGGTTCAGCAACAAAACCTTTCTATTTTAAAATGACGGGTACTGGAGACTTAGATACACGAACATTTTTTGCAAAAGAAATAACAGTAAGCGGAGCTGTTTATCCTAAATACTGTGTGATTCATGATAGGCATTTAGTGGTATCAGGCGCAGGAACTGCACAAAACACAATTTACTATAGTGGTACTGATGATATAGATGATTTCACAACGACAGGTTCTGGAAGTATAAAGTTAGATGATCAAGTAGTAGGTTTAAAATCTTTTCGTGATGATTTAATAATTTTCTGTAAGAACAGTATTTATAAATTAGTCAATATAAACAGCTCGTCTACTATTGCAGTACAGCCGATTACAAAAAACATAGGTTGTTTGGATGGCGACAGTATTCAAGAGATTGGTGGACAACTGTTATTTTTAGGACCAGACGGAGTAAGAACAGTTGCAGGTACAGCAAGGATTGGTGACGTAGAATTAGGATCTTTAAGTAGAAAGATACAACCAATTATAGGAGACATTGCATCTAATATTAGTTCTTATAATATTAATAGTTGTGTCATTAGAAAGAAGTCACAATATAGATTATTTTATGGATCTTCAGGAACAGCAACAAGTGTATCAGAAGGAATAATAGGAACACTAAGAATTACTCCTGAAGGCGGAACACGTTTTGAGTGGTCAGAAACAAAAGGCATACAAGCGAGTGGAGGCTTGACTTCTGGATTTAACTCAAACGGTATAGAGAAATTTTATCACGGTGATTATGCTGGCTATGTTTATAATCATGATACAGGAAACGATTTTAATCCAGCAGGAACAGCAACAAACATAAGCGCTGAGTACGAAACACCGAGTCTAGACTTCGGAGAATTAGGAACTTTAAAAACTTTAAAATATTTAAAACTATCGGTAAAACCAGAAGGATCAGTACAGCCTTCGTTAAAAGTAGGCTATGATTACGATGACGAGAACATTGCACAGCCTTCTAACTACACGTTAGATACGATACCTAGTGCTGCAATTTTTGGATCGGGTGTTTTTAATAGCGTTACGTTTGGCGCAGCAGAGAATCCGATGGTTAGAAAAACAATAGAAGGAACAGGTACGACTGCTTATTTTAGATTATTTAGCGATGATACAAACGGACCTTACACAATAAACGGAATATATATAGATTACGCACCTTCAGGGAGAATATAAGAAATGGCACAAAGTTATACAAGACAAAGTAGTTTCAGTGATGGAGATACCATTACTGCTGCGTTGTTTAACGATGAATACAATCAATTAGTCAATGCATTCACATACAGTTCTAGTAGTTCAACAACTACAGGACACAGACATGATGGTACAGCAGGACACGGTGGTAATATACACACCATAGGAGATTTGGATTTCCTTAATAAGATCAAGGTATCTAGCAATACTTGGGAGTTCTATGTCGAAGTCTCTAGTGCAGCAGCCAAACAAATGATACTACAAGATGGTGCATTGGTTCCTAACGCAGACAGTGATTTAGACTTAGGTACAAGCTCAGTATATTTTAAAGATGCTTACATAGATTCAATTACAACTACTGGAGCCATTACAAGTTCAAGCACAGTTCAAGGAACAACCATAACAGCCACTACAGCATTTGTGCCAGATGCTTCTGATGGTGCTGCTCTTGGTACAAGTGCATTAGAATTTAGTGATCTCTTTTTAGCTGACGGTGCTGTTATAAACTTCGGAGATGATCAAGACGTATCACTTACACACGTAGCCGACACAGGCTTACTTCTTTCAAGTACTGACCAACTTCAGTTTGGTGATTCAGGTACTTACATTTATCAATCAGCAGATGGTGTCTTAGACTTAGTAGCAGACACAGAGATTGAAATCAATGCAACCACTATAGACATTAATGGTGCTGCTGATGTTTCAGGAAACCTAACCGTTGGCGGAAACTTAACAGTTACTGGTAGTGCTACAATAGCAGGGAACTTAACCTTTGGTGACGCAGCTACTGATACAGTGGCTTTTAGTGCTGATGTTGCTTCCAATCTTTTACCAAGCGCTGACAATACTTATGATATAGGTGCTTCAGGTTCTGAGTGGAAAGATCTTTATATTGACGGAACAGCATACGTAGACGCTATTAATTATAATGGTACTGCAATTACAAGCACTGCAGCAGAATTGAATATCCTTGATGGTGTGACATCTACTGCAGCAGAGCTGAACATACTTGATGGTGTAACCAGTACTGCAGCCGAATTAAACATACTTGATGGAGTTACAAGCACTGCTTCAGAATTAAATATCCTTGATGGAGTTACAAGCACTGCAGCAGAATTGAATATCCTTGACGGAGTAACTGCAAGTGCTACAGACATTAATCTTATAGATGGTATAACTAACGGAACAGTAATAGCCAGCAAAGCCATTATCACAGATTCAAACAAAGACATTACGGGTGGCAGAAACATAACCATTAGTGGTGAATTAGATGCAGGCTCTTTAGACATAAGTGGTGACGCAGACATAGACGGA